CATTGGCATATATAGCATTATTAGCTCGCTTTACATTCTCATAAACTCTTTGATAAGCATGACGCACAGTGGGTTCAATATCCTTACAACACGTTAGTCTCAACCATTCTTCCTCCATATCCTTATATAAATTTTGAATATCAGTTATAGTTTGCCTATTTGAAAACATATTCATCTCCACTTTTGGATCATTAAATATGGCTGCTGCTCGGTCCATTAAGTTATATGCTACTTCTAATCGATCTTGTATTAAATATTTATTATCTTTAGTAACAATATAAGCTATGCCCATTCCAAAAGTATAAGCATTTCGTGATAGTATTGAAACAACATTGCCGGCAAATCGATGACGACTGAAAAAATCACACAATTTCTTAATGTGTGGTTCTTCCACATGAATGCTTAACATACTCGCTGCCAAACTCACTAGTCCAGATATAAATCCTTCCTCATCACGACCTTGTTCTACGAATTGTTCATGCTTTGAAAATCGATTATTGAACCATTGGCTAACATAATTCATTCCTGGCACATCATGTCCTTGAGTTAATAATTCTATAATTGCTGCTGATCCGTTCGAAAACTTCTCTCCCAAGAACAAGTATGCAGATGAGATAATTGATGGTAGCAAAACTAATTGAGCGGCTACCAACGATCCAATTTGGCAGACTTCCATACCGATCTTTGAAAATAATCTCTTAACACTGTCTAAAACATTAGACATTCCATTCCATATGGCTGTACCTGCTTTCAAAAACCCATCTTTTATTGAGGTAACCATGGTCCAAAATAGACCACTAAACCCAGAGGACAAACATTCATACATAAATTCGCTTATAACATCCATAATTTTGTCCTTCAAAAAATCCACCACAGCATTACTCTGTTCCTCAAAATTTATTCTATTAAAGTTATGACATATGGCCTTTCGTAAGTTAGGGCCATATGGGGAAACATTATCTAGGAGCTTCTTTAACAAGGAAAATAAGGGCTTTGGATAACTAAAAGTTTTCCAGTTCCTTAAAAACCAAGTGATATCAGAACCGAATAAATAATTTGCATCATACTCCTTGCCGGTTCTAAAACTGACTGGTACTCCACACGCCATGGCTTTAAATGATGCGATAACATAATCTCTTACTTTCATTTTCGTCGCATCATAAGTTAACCAACCCAATCTATGTAAGTTGGTTAAGGCAACACGAGCTCGATAAACTAATTTTAATCTAGATTGTCCATATTCGGCTACGTGTGCTTCATATTTTTTTGCTGATAATGATACCTGTTCTATCATGGCTAACACATCAACGTACATTTTATTTTTATTTTTATTATCATTATGCCAGTCAGAAACGACATCTGAATGACATTTTCTATCTCTCTCCATAATTTTTATGACTTCTTCTTTTGGTGTACCAGAGTCAGATGACTCTAATACTTCATCTTGCTCACTCTTCATCGCGACTTCAATTTCTAAATTATGAGTGGCTTCGGTTACACCATGTAGCTTTAATAAAGGACACAATGTAACTTCTACGAGGTCAGGGTTAAACTTATCAAGCTCAACTCCCATGTCTAGATCCAAACCCAATTCTGGTATATGAATCTCCATGGCAGCGCTATCTAAGATAACAAAAATTTTTAAAGTAGGTTTAACGATCAAATGTGACATTTCGTGCTTCTTTGCTGTAAATGTTCTGTTTGGTCGCCCAGTATGTGTCGCTTCCGCTGGGTCCGCGCTATGTTACTAGTAGGAATTGCACCTACAGGAAGTTCCAACATAGACTCAGTATTGAGTGGAGATGGCCTTATGGCACGCTCGACGTTAACACTCAACACTTAGAGTTGTGGATTTATTAATTCATCCATTAACATATTAATTCTCATTACTTATAATTTTCATACTTTAGTATTTGGGCCTCTTTATTTTAATAATAAGCGTGGTCAAACCACTTCACAAGAACCAAGGTCCTTAAGCTCAATCTTATTACCAGTCATAAATCTGTGAATTCTATCGTAGAGTTACGCATTACGAAAAACCCAAACTTTATCTGTACTTCCATTATCAAATTTCTTAATTAATACTTTCACTTCATAAAAATTTTTACCACTAATATACCTAATATACTTTAAATATGCTAAACAAATTTAATTTTATTTTATAATTTTTATTTTTTATTTGATTTTGTTTTTAAAGTTTTTTTGTATTTTTATTTTATAAAACTAATTATCTAAAATATGGTATAAAGTTAATAACGCGTCTATAAATATAAACTGCTATATTAAATGTAAACGTCCTTCACTAATAAATAGTAGATCTCCGAAGTTCTTAAAACTCCTTCATACTATCGTATTAGGATCTCCAGACAATTACATATAATAACACAGCGC